CGGCCTAAAGCCGGTAACCGTTAGGACCCCGTTCTCCCACTACTTATGAAGTTTATGAAATTACTGAAGTAACACTTAACAATTCTCGTGCTAGGACCACGCCAAAGATTTCCTAATCTTTTGTATCTGATCACTGTTATTGTTATGGACTGATGAATTATTCTTCCTCTGAGTGGTGGATTACGGGCAACTTACGTTGCTGCGTTTCCCCCGCCAGACTGTTACTTATGTAACTGGAAGTCAGTCTCCTTCTGAGCATGCTCACTTGGAATGAGACGGTGCAGCTGACCATGTAAATCTTCATGGAGTGCTATGCTTGCATAGTGCTAGAAAAAGAGTAATAAGTGTGGAGTTGTACGGTAATTTTAGTAACCAGTACATCTCAAGCTGACTTACCAAAACAAGGTTAAATATCCGTCTCGCCGTAAGATCTTGGAGAAATCCAAACGGGCCTACATAAAGTATAAAGCTTCAGAGTACTGCCGAAAAAGGCAGACTGTCACTTCACACTAGCAGGACCAATTCTATCACAAGGTTTCTAACCTAAGTGAGTCGAAAGTAAGGAAAGCTCGAAAGGGCCTACAAGCGATTAGACGAGCCTAATGTTGATAGTTAGCTCTTGCAACTTATTAATTTTAACATGCTCTGCTATGAAAAGTTTATTTAACAATTTTCTAAGCAAATTACATATCTTTAATCAGTATCTTCTTTCAGTCATGGACGAGGTAAATAATCAACTTTCTAAGGTGGCAAAACTGCCAACTTGGAATGATGGTATTTCCAAATCTCATGAAGGAAAGAGATGGATTAAAGAGACAACTTCTAAAGTCATCCGACAAAGAGGTAAAGATACAAAGTATCAGAACCCCAAATTTGTTGGTGAATTTAGAAGATTTGTCAATGTAGTTTGTTGGATCATTGGGAATAAACAAATCAGACAGGACATGAATCTTTTCTTGCGAAGAGTCGAGAAAATCATTCTGAGCAGTTCTTCAACATGGGCGTTTGCCTATTTGAAAGAAGCTTACAGACTGACTATTCGAGCACTTAGTGGTTCCCCGGAGGTTAAACCTCCTTACGGGATAAAAGGATCACTTCTTGTTAGAAGAGACAGTACTGGATTGCCTACTATACTGCCACCTAGACTTCGACAAATCTTAGTTCAAGCTATGCAAGAACTTCGACAAGTCGATGCCAATGGTCACGGTATAGAGGATAGTATCCTTGCTATATATCCGCCTGTAGTTGGACCCAAATTGGATCCAAGATTACAGAAAGACGTAGTAGGGGTACTAACAGTAATGACTATCTTCAGAACCTTTAAGACGAAAGTAATTCCAACGCTTAATACTGTTACCGCTCCTTTCGGAGGGTCAGTGAAAACGTTAGAGAGTTCGACGCTTATGGTTGCGCTTCGAAGATTAGGTTTAATCTCGGGAATTGGGTATAAAGTACCTCGGCTTACCGTTGGAAAATTTACTCCCCACAGATCTACGAAAGCAGGTCCTAATGGTGCAATATCTGCACTAGGTGCTTCACTTGACGCTTTAGCTCTTTTACACGAGCCGAAGGTCTTGTTTAGCCTCCTAGTTTGGATGTTGTTCTATCAGGGTGCCTACTTTTATGTTGCAATTTTATTGCTTCATATTATACTTTTCGGTCCCATATATCTTTCTATTTACTACGGGGTTAGATTATCAAAGCGTTTCGCTTCTGATAATTCAACTTTATTCGGTTATATAACCAGAATAACATCCTTTATAAGGATTGCCGTAGGTAAAGGAGAAGGTATGCGAGACAGATTGTATAACGGAAAACTGTCGGTTGTATATGACCAAGCTGGTAAAGCTCGAGTTGTAGCCTCCGTTAATTGGTGGATTCAATCCGCCTTTAAGGGACTACATACTTCTATATTCCGATTCCTTGAGACTGTTCCAACTGATGGGACATTTAATCAGAAACAATCATTTGATCAGTTCTTAGAGAA